AACTTAAAAATTTAAAAACCAAAAGAAATTCTAATGTTGTATGGCTAAATGATAAATGGATTTATAAAGAAATTCACCCTTTTATAAGAATTGCTAATCAAAGTGCTGGTTGGAATTTTCAATGGGATTGGTCTGAATCTTGTCAATTTACTAAATATAAAAAAAATCAACATTATGATTGGCATTGTGATAGTTGGTCAGCTTCTTACAAAGAAGCTGGAACTTATAATGGTAAGATAAGAAAATTATCTAGTATCTTAATTCTTTCTGATTCTAAAGATTATTCAGGAGGAGATTTAGAATTTGATTTTAGAAATGCTGATCCAGATAAAAAAAGAAATGTAAAACTTTGCAAAGATATAAAATTTAAAGGTTCTTTAATTGTTTTTCCTAGCTTTGTATGGCATCGAGTTAACCCCGTTAAAAAAGGTATAAGATATTCTTTAGTTAGTTGGCATCTAGGAAAACCTTTTCAATGATTTTTCCAACTCTTTGTATAGATAATTTTTTTACAAACTTAAATGAGATAATTAAGTTTTCTAAAAGTCTTTCTTATGCTTCCGATAATAACGGAAAATATCCAGGAGAACGAACAAAAGAAATACATTTAATTGATTCTGATTTTTTTAATTATTCTACATCTAAAATGATAGCTTCTCTCTACCCCAATGATTGGAGAAATATGAGCTGGAGTGCTTCATCTTCATTTCAAAAAATAAAAGGTTTGTCGCAAGAAGAAGGGTGGGTACATCAAGATGTAACTGAAATATCTTGCATCATATATTTAGAGGGTGATGAAAATTGTGGAACTTCTTTATTTAAACAAATTACTCATAAATCAATGGATATAAAAAGCCAAGGAATCAGACAAGATGGAAATTTAGATTTAGATAAAATTAAAACAAAAGAGTATAATGAGGCTAGGAAAAAAAGTAATCAAAGATTTAAAAAAACCATTAGCTTTGATTCTATACCTAATCGTTGCATAATGTTTGACTCATCGCAATATCACGCAGTTAATAATTATAATAATTCTAAACAAGGAGAAAGACTTACTTTAATTACTTTTTTTGATTCAATCAAAAGAAATGATGGACAACAATTAAAATATCATACCATAGAGGCTAAAAGAATATAGACTTATATGACTAACTTTAAAAAACAGAAATACTTAATTATTAAAAAAGCTGTTTCTACTGATATGGCTAATTTTATATATGGATATTTTTCTTTCAAACGTAGAGTTGCTAAAAAATTCTTTGAAGAAAGATACATTTCTCCTTTTACTACGGAATGGGGAGTTTGGAATGATGAACAAGTACCTAATACTTATTGCCATTATGCAGACATTGTAATGGAAACTCTTTTAGAAAGAGTAAGACCTAAAATAGAAAAAGAAACAAAGCTTAAACTTATTCCAACTTATTCTTTTGCTAGATTATATAAAACAGGAGATATTTTAAAACGTCATAAAGATAGATTTAGTTGTGAAATATCAGCTACTATGTTTTTGGGTGGAGAACCTTGGGAATTATACATTGAATCATCAGGACAAGAAAATAAAAAAGGAATAAAGATTGTTCAAAAACCTGGAGACATACTTATTTATTCGGGCTGTGAGTTAGAACATTGGCGAGAGGCTTTTAAAGGAAAGAATTGTTGTCAAGTTTTTTTACATTATAATAAAGCAGGAAGTACACAAGCAAAAGAAAATAAATTTGATAGAAGAGAATTTTTAGGACTTCCTTCTTACTTTAAGAAATAATATGAAAACTTACGATTATTGGCATTGGAGTAATGTGTTTAATAAAAAACAAATTAAGAAGATGAATGCTTTTATTCTTAAAAATTTTGATTCTGTAGAATCTCCAGAAAGAGGAGCACACGATCCAAGAGGAAAACCCTTAAAAAATTCTTCTGTTAAAGTAATTGCCTGGAATAAAATAAAACATTTACTGAGTGATTTACCAAGTCGTCTTTATTACATTAATCGTGAACACTTTGGTTATGACCTTTATCCTAAAGAGGATATATCAGGCTGTCTTTTTAATGTTTATTCAGATAAAAACAAGGGAGGCTATGGATGGCACTATGATGAATCTTCTAATGCATGCACAGATACTAAATTAACGACTATAATTAACCTATCCGATAAAAAGTATGAAGGTGGACAATTAGAGCTATTTCGAAATGAAGCAAGGATGGTAAAGGAATTAAATGAACCCGGCAGCGTTATTATGTTTAAATCTCCAATATCTCATAGAGTTCTACCTATTACTAAAGGAGAACGAAAAACCTTGGTATTCTTTATAGAAGGACCAAGATTTAAGTAACCAAAGTAGTTGATCCTACCTACCTTTTAGTATAATTAAATACAAAGAGATTTTATATGCTACAAAAAGTAAAATTTGCACCAGGATTTAACAAACAAGTAACGGCTACCGGCGCAGAAGGCGAATGGGTTAGTGGTGACTTTGTTCGTTTTAGATATGGCACACCTGAAAAAATAGGCGGTTGGGCTCAACTTGGAGACAATACGCTTACAGGTAGAAACACAGCTTTACACCATTTTGTCAGTTCAGCAGGTATCAAGTATGCTGCTATAGGAACAAACCGAATTTTATACGTCTATTCAGGAGGAGCGTTTTATGATATAACTCCTTTGAAAAGTACAACAACTTTAACCAGTGCTTTTACAACAACCAATGGCGATGCAACAGTTACGATCACATTTGCGAGTGCTCATGGTATATCTAAGTTTGATATTGTACGTTTGGATAGTTTTACTGCTATCACCAATTCTAATTTTGATTCTGATGATTTTGACGATACGACTTTCATGGTCACCTCCATTCCAACCTCCACAACAATCACCGTTGAAATGGGATCCGTCGAAAGTGGATCAGGAGCATCCACATCCGGAGGAGTAAGAGTTAAGCATTATCACTCTATTGGTCCAGCTGTAGAAGAATCAGCTGCCGGTTGGGGATTAGGTTTATGGGGTGGCGAAGTTTCTGGTGAACTAACGGATACATTAAATGGAGCTTTAACAAGTGGTTCATCGAGTGTTATCATAGATGATTCAGCATCCTTTCCTGCATCAGGAACAATTCAAATTGATAACGAACGTATTGCTTACACAACAAATACAACAGGAACGAATACTTTTTCAGGACTTACAAGAGGCTCGGATAACACAACAGCTGCATCACACTCAGATAATGCAACGGTAACCGATGTATCTGATTATACAAAATGGGGTGCGTCACAAACAGGAGATATTGTAACCGCTCCTGGTTTATGGCACTTAGATAATTTTGGAAATAAATTAATAGCAACGATTGTAGATGGTTCATCGTTTGAATGGGACGCGAATGCAGCAAGCGCTACATCAACAAGAGCAACGGTTATTAGTGGATGTCCTACAGCAACAAGACAAACTTTAGTATCTACACCCGATCGGCACTTAGTTGCCTTTGGTACAGAAACAACGATTGGTACAACATCAACACAGGATGACATGTATATTCGTTGGTCAGACCAAGAGTCTTTAACGGACTGGACACCGACAGCAACGAATACCGCAGGTACACAGAGACTTGCAGATGGTACAAGAATTGTTGGAGCCATAAGAGGTCGTGATGCAACTTACATTTGGACCGATACTTCTTTATTTATTATGAGATTTGTAGGTTCACCTTTTACTTTTTCTTTTCAACAAGTGGGTACTAACTGTGGATTGATTGGTAAAAATGCAGCTGTTGAAGTAGATGGCGCTGCATACTGGATGTCAGAAAATGGCTTCTTTAGGTATCAAGGTAAACTAGATTCACTACCTTGTTTAGTTGAAGATTATGTCTATGATGATATTAACACAATTCCTAAAAACCATATCTATGCAGGATTAAACAATTTGTTTGGTGAAGTGACATGGTTCTATCCTGGAAGTGGTGCAGCATCAAATAACAGATCGGTTACTTATAATTATATGGATTCAACACCTCAAAGATCAGTATGGACAACAAGTTCCTTAGCAAGATCTACATGGTCGGATTCACATATTTTTGGCAAGCCTCATGCAACCGAGTATGATTCAAGTTCAACAAGTGATGCAACGGTTGGTAATACGGATGGTTGTACAACTTACTATGAACACGAAACAGGAAACAATCAAATTAAAGCAGGAGCAGCAACATCGATTACAGCAAACATACAATCAGGAGATTTTGACATAGCAGCAACTCAAGGAGGAGGTGCTGATCTGAGAGGCGATGGCGAAAACATAATGAAAATAAGAAGAGTGCTACCAGACTTTTTAACACAAACAGGAACAACAAGAGTAACACTTAACTTAAAAAATTATCCAACGGACTCTGAAGCGAGTTCTTCATTAGGTCCTTTTGATATTAATTCATCTACAACAAAAATAGACACACGTGCACGAGCGCGTGCCATAGCTTTAAAAATATCTAATACAGGTTTAGCGCAACACTGGAAAATAGGTACCTTTAGATTAGATATACAACCGGATGGAAGAAGGTAATGGCTAGAATAGTACAATCATTAACACAACCATTAGCAGAATATGATCAACAGATTCAACAATCCTTTGTTCGAGATGTAGATTCTGTGGTACAAAAACTTAACACAACTTTTCAACAAGATATAAAAGAGGAAGCAGAAGCACTTGCTTTATTTTTAGCTTAATGTCAAACGCATTTGTAAATAAAAAAGTCGATTTAACCAGCACCAGTGCTACAACAATCTATACTGTGCCGACAGCTACAACGGCTGTTCTTAAATCTATACTCGTATCAGAAGATTCTGGTAATGCTGATACCATTACTATTACATTAACCGATGCAGATGCTGCAGTTTTTAGTCTATTTAAGACTAAGGCTATATCAGCGAATGCAACAACAGAGCTGTTAACAGCGCCTTTAGTCGTTCAGGAAAGCGAGATTATCAAGGTAACAGCAGCTACTGCCAATAGGCTTCATGTGGTGCTATCAGCCCTTGAAATAAAACCTAGAGAAGTTACAACATAAGCTTGATTTATTAAGATAAATTAAGTAATAGTATATACTCAGGTTAAAACCCTGCCTTTAAATAAACAACCTATAATAGATATGATAACACGAGCACAGATTCGCAGACAATTACGTAAAGACGGTGGCATTATGAATGCTGTTCCTAGAGAACAATATGGTTTAGGAAGTTTCATTAAAAAAGCTGTTGGTAAAGTAGGTGATATAGCAGGACAAGTTATTAAAAGTCCAATAGGTAAAGCTGCAATTTTAGGTTTAGGAGCTTATGGATTAGGCGGTGGTTTTGGAGGAATTGGACCTAAAATAGGTGGATCGGGTATTGGACAATTTTTTAAAGGAATGGGACCTAAGTTGTTTGGAAGTGCTGCTGGATCAGCTGCAGGACCTATGTCTTATTTACAAAAAGGAGTTCAACAATTTACACCAGGTATTCTAGGTAAATTAGGCATAACAAAAGGTGGCGGAGCTATGGGATTAACAGGCCTAGGCAAATTAGCTGGTGGCGCTGGATTACTTACTTATTTTATGTCTAAAGGTAAAACAGAAGAAGAAGCAAAAGGTTTAATGCAAGACGTTAAAAGAGGCGAAGGTTTAGGAATGGATCTAATTAAAGCAGATATGCAAAAGTATAGATCAGGAGAGTTAAGCTCCTCTCAAGCATACAACAAAGGCTACAGTTTCTTGCCACAAAAACAATACATGCAAGCAGCTGAAGGCGGCCGGATTGGTTATGAAGATGGAACTCCAGAAGAAGGAATTAAAAGTTTAGATGCAGGTGCATCATCCATTAAACGAGAAGGTGATGTATATCCAAAGGACGATGATATAACGACTCAGAT